ACAATTATCCAATTACAATATTAATATACAAAATTTAATATCTCATTGGACTAATTTACAAAAATAAATTCAAATTAATTAAAAAAAAGTATGTACAAATAGAAAAAACTGTGATATAATATACTTATAAAATGAAAAAAGCTGAAAGGAATATATAATGGCTCATCAAGTTGAAACAATGGCATATGCCGGAGAAACACCATGGCACGGACTCGGTGTACCTGTGTCTAACGATTTAACACCTCATCAAATGATGGAAAAGGCTGGAGTGGATTGGAAAGTCCGTGAAGTTGACGCTTTCATTGAATTTGATGGTAAAAAAGTTGCTACTGGTCAAAAATCATTAGTTAGAGAATCTGATGGTAAAATCCTCACTAATGTTGGTGAAAACTGGAATCCAGTACAAAATGAAGATGCATTTAATTTTTTCACAGAATACTGTATGTCCGGTGATATGGAAATGCATACTGCTGGATCATTAAGAGATGGTCAAATGGTATGGGCATTGGCTAAAGTCAAAGATTCTTTTGAATTATTTGGCGGAGATAAAGTTGAATCATATCTTCTGTTTTCAAATCCTCACCAATATGGTAAAGCAATCGATGTTAGGTTTACTCCTATCAGAGTTGTATGTAACAATACATTGTCTTTATCTCTTAGTGCTAAAACTGATAAGTCAGTTAAAGTTGGACATAGAACTCAGTTTGACGCATACGAAGTGAAAAAAGCACTTAAAATTGCTGGTGAAAAACTAAATACTTATAAAGAAATGGCAGAATTTCTTGGTAAGAAAAGATTTACTGTCGATTCTTATATCGAGTATCTTAATACTGTTTTCCCACGTACCGCAGATAAAAAGGTACAAGGAATGTCTTTAAGTAAAGATACTCTTTCAAGAAATGCACTTCTTGCATTTGATGCATTGGACACTCAGCCTGGTGCAGAATTTGCACAAGGATCTTGGTGGCAAGCATTTAACTCTGTCACCTACATTACCGATCATGTACAAGGTCGAAATGCTGATAATAGATTATATACTTCATGGTTTGGCTATAACCAAGTCAATAAGAAAAAAGCACTTGAAAGTGCAATTAAATTTGCGGAGGTTGCATAATGTATAAAACATTAGTTAGCACTGGAATTTTGGTTTTAGCAAGTTGCCATCCGGCACTTGCTGAACCTTTCGTTCAAGATCATTTTAAAAATGTGATTAGTAAAACTCCATATAACATAGAAGTTTGTACAAATCAACAAGCGTCAGGTGACAAAACTGGAGATGCGCTAGCAGGTGCAATCATTGGTGGAATAATTGGTAACAACATAAAAGGAGAAAAAGATGGCGGAGCAATTGGAGCTCTTCTTGGTGGTATGCTTGGGCATTCAAATAGTGATGCTGTTGGCGGGACTAAAAGAGTGTGTAACGTTGAGACAAGATATAACGAAGTGGCTCAAACAGTCTACTCGCATTCAACAGTAACATTTGAATATCAAGGGAGGCGATACACATTGAGGTTTAATAAATGAAAAAACATAGACCTGATATGATTGGACCTTGGGCAAAAGAAAATGGATTAGACCATATCGCTAAACTTTATGATCCTTATTGGAAACCTAAAAGAAAACGAGATTCTGATTTTAAATTTAAAAGAAGGCCAGATAATAAAGGAAAGCACCGATAAGGTGCTTTTTTAAACTTTGCACTTGTATAAATAGAATGATAAGGTGGAGTTATTTATGCGGTTTAAGACATTTTTATTAGAGTTTCAAGATGCAATTAACGCTGCAAAGGCGCTTGCATCTGCAGCTTCAGGGTTTGATGTCACAAATACTGTTTTAAAAAATGAAACAGGAAAATCTGTAACACTTACACAAACACTTCCTGATAATAAAAGACGACCTTACGTTCAAGCTGTTAATGCTCTTTTAGATAAAGACGATAACTATGAATATATTGAGGTAACATCAGCCCGTGCAACAAAAGATTTTAAATTTAGAATTGATGGATTCGATAAAGATATTGTTGTACAAACCAAACCCGATGGAAAACGTGGACGTACAGATCCGAACGAGCTGTTAACCGCAGGTTTAGCATGTATTAATTTACCAAGTAAAATACCAACTGATATTGTAGAGTTAGACGCTATCGTTGATCAAGTTAAAAAAGCAATTCCAAAAAGTGTTAAAGATTACGATTCAAAAGAATTTGACGCAATTGATGGTGACTATTCAAACTTTTGTCAAGCATATTCTGCTGCGCAAGGCATTCAGAAACTTATGGGTGGTACAGGTCAACAAGCCTATGTAACTGGTCGAGTTTGGAATAGTGATATCAAACAATTTAAAAGAAACGCATATGGGATGAAAGACTTTAATTCATCTGATATTGTAATTAAAAAAGGTTCAAAGTTTTACGGTATTTCATTAAAGAAAAAAGATAGAGGAACTACGGCAGATCCTACTCTATTGAACAAATCTGTTTCAGGACTATTTAGTGATCCAAAGCTTGTAGAAAAATATAATAAAGTTATTCAAGACTTTATGATTAATAATGTGATTAAAACTGCAGAAGCAAAAAAGATAGTACCAAATGGATCAACTAAAAAAGCACTAGCTGATAAAGATTCGCGTAGACCTACATGGAAACGACTTGTTGCTGGTTTACCTAATAAATTTTTTAATGATCAACTAAAAGGTCGTGGTAGTATTTTTGGAAAGATAGCAGATCTTTTCGAACAAGAACAAGATTCAATTGCAAATCAAATCGTACAATTAACACTTAAAACAGATCTCAAAGAATTACAAAAGTTTAATTTTGAATTTGCACTTGTTACTGGAATTGGTAGATATTTAAAAGGCGGACCTGTTGTAGAAAAGGCAGATGTTGTTGAGGTCGATACAGTTACAATCAAAGTTGCTGAACTTCTGAAAAAAGAAAAGCCTAAAATGAAAATCAATAGGCAATCATTTACAGGTAATTCTGCAATGTTACAACTTCAACTTACAATTGGCGGAATGCCAGTATTAGATATTGCTATAAGATATAAAGGTTCAGGTACTTGGACATCACAACCATCTGTAACTGGATTCATGACACAAGAATTTAAAAAGTATTTGAAAGATGTATAATGATTAATTTTAATGAATTTATAACAGAACAAAAAAATACTCATATGACCCATATCGAGGACAAGGTTCTCTATGGTGGAGTCAATGGTGCTCGTGAGGCAATTATTGCCCTTCGCTCTTTACGTGACATGTTAGCTGCTGAAAAAGATGGTAATGTTTCAGTAAAATGGGATGGAGCTCCAGCAATTTTTGCAGGTGTTGATCCATCTGATGGTCAATTCTTTGTTGCTAAAAAGGGAATATTTAATAAAAATCCAAAGGTATATAAAACAGATAAAGATGTTAATGCTGATACTTCTGGTGATCTAAATAAAAAAATGAAACTAGCTCTTAAACTTTTACCAGAGCTTGGAATTAAAGGAGTAATTCAAGGTGATTTCGTATTTGGTCCAGGCGATGTTAAAACCTCTCGAATCAAGGGGAAGTCGTATATTACGTTTCACCCCAATACAATCGTTTATGCGATACCAGTTGGCACGGACTTGGCCAAGCAAGTTAAGGCAGCAAAGATTGGAATTGTATGGCATACGGAGTACAAAGGATCTACATTCGAAACGATGAAAGCATCATATAATTATGACGCAAGTAAATTAAAAAAGTCAAGAAATGTATGGTCACAGGATGCTCAACTTAAAGATGCAACTGCCGCTACAATGACAGCAGCCGAAACAAAAGAAGTAAATGAATATTTAAGTTTAGCTGGTAGAACATTTAATAAAATTGCTGGTAGTGCGTTAAGACAATTAGAAAAGAATCAAGTATTAGCACAGCATATTGAAACTCATGGTAATTCATTTGTTCGAAAAGGCGAATTGCCACCAGATCCAAAAGCAAGAGTAAGAGATTTGCTTAAATGGATTAAAAATAAATATCAGAAAGAAATTGATAAAAGATCCACCGAAGCTGGTAAAGCAACACAACAATCTAAACTCGATGCTTTATTAGATTTCTTTTCAGAAGAGAATAAAACAAGTTTAGAAATGATATTTGAATTACAAAGAGCCATTGTTCTGGCGAAACTAAAACTTATAAATAGATTAAACAAAGTTTCAAAAGTGGGTTCATTTTTGAAAACAAAAAATGGTTATCGTGTTACAGGCCAAGAGGGTTATGTGGCAATCGATAAGCTTGGTGGTGATGCAGTGAAAATTGTTGACCGTATGGAATTCTCATATGCCAACTTTTCACCCGATATATTAAAAGGATGGGATACGCCAGGGAGAAGTTAATGACTGAAAAATCAGTTACCGAACTGTCTATGCGGACAGATAAAAAATTACCAAATTTAAAAGTACCCGTAAAGGGTAAACGAGGAACGTCTAAGTTTTCTCGAATGAAAACTATATCACAAATACCTTCTGAAAGGCCAGTACGCAAACAATTAAGTAAAAATCTGGTTGCTAATAAACTCATTTCATTTAAAGATTTAGTTGTAACACCTGATGCTTTACCTGGCGCAGATGATGAAACAAAATATAGAGATCAAAAACAAAAAAGAATGGTAAAAAGAACGAGCGAAGCTACAGAGCGTACAAATATAGATCCAGATGGTGAAGTAATTGAAGCTTTATCAATAGCTGGAAGGCGTAAATTATCACGTACTATGAAACGTAGAAAGAGTCAGTTAAAAAGAGCTAGAGCCCGTGCTCAAAAACGTATGGCTACTCGAGGCGTTCTCAAGAAAAGAGCAAGACGTTCAGCAAGAGCTACATTAGCTAAAAAGTTTACAAAAGGTAAAACAAATCTTTCTGTAGCACAAAAGAAAAGTGTTGAAAAGCGTTTAGCTAATCCAGCTATTCAAAGAAGAATTGCTACATTGACAAAAAGAACATTACCACAAAAACGTAAAGCAGAAATTTCGAGAAAAAGATAATGATATCTAGTTTTAAAAGTTATTTAATTGAAGAGGAAAAGGTAGTTTATTTTACTTTTGGTAGAATGAATCCACCGACTATTGGGCATGAAAAGCTTTTAAATAAATTAGCATCTGCTTCAAGGTCAAATCCATATCGAGTTTATTTATCTCAATCAAGTGATCCAAAAAAGAATCCATTAGATTATAAATCTAAAGTTAAATACGCTCGTAAAATGTTTCCAAAGCATGCTAGATCAATTATGATTGATACTAAAGTTAAAAATGTATTTGATATTGCTACAAAGCTATATGATGAAGGATTTAAAAAAATTGTAATGGTTGTTGGTTCTGATAGAACTACTGAATTTGAAACATTATTGAATAAATATAACGGTAAACAAGGTAGACATGGTCTATATAATTTTCAAGGTATTGATGTAGTATCTGCAGGCGACAGAGATCCGGATGCTGAAGGCGCGTCAGGAATGTCAGCTTCCAAAATGCGTAAAGCTGCATCAGAAGATGACTTTCCAACATTTGCTCAAGGTTTGCCAAAGACTATAAAGAATAATGATGCTAAAGCGATCTATAATGATGTTCGTAAAGGCATGGGATTAAAAGAACAAACAGAATTTAAAAACCATGTTCAATTAGAAACTACAGAAACGCGTGAGCAGTTTATAGCTGGTAAATATCAAGTTGGAGAGCAAGTTGTAATTAAAGAAACTGATGTAGTTGCAACTATCGTAAGACGTGGATCAAATTATTTAATTGTTGAGTCAAACGGTCAAGTAATGAGAAAATGGATAGATGCTGTCGAGGCTATTAGTGAATACAAATATGAAGAAGGAACACCCGAAGCAACTCGACATGCAAAGAAAATGACACCAGGGCAAAGCGAGGCAAGACAAGATCCTGACATTGGTGATAGAAAAGGTGCACAACCTGCTAATTATTTTAAAGGAATTAAATCAAAAGCTACTAAAGCAAAAAGAGATGCTCAGTTTAAAAAGCAAGCAAAAATGGATGATGACGATCCGGCAGCATATAAACCTGCCCCTGGTGACGCAAGTGCGAAAACAAAGCCGAGTAAACATACAAAGAAATTTAAACAGATGTTTGGGGACGACTAATGAGATTTAAAGAATATATTAACGAAGGGCCAAATGACGAAGCTTTAAAAAAGAAAGCTGAAAAGTCAGGTATGCCTTTAGGCATATTAAGAAAGGTATATGACCGAGGTGTTGCAGCCTGGAGAACAGGCCATAGACCTGGAACAACTCCACAACAATGGGGTTTAGCTCGCGTTAATTCATTTGTCACAAAATCATCAGGAACATGGGGTAAGGCAGATAAAGACCTTGCTGCAAAAGTAAGGGGAAGCTAAAATGGAAAAATTTAGTAAGTTTATAGCAGAAAAAAACATCACAAAAGATATTTTTGACTTTGTTGGCGAAAAAGGTGAAAAAGTATATGATACTATGATGAAAGTTGCAAAGAAAAACAAAATAAAAATTATGAAACCAAAAAACCAATCAAAAGCCCGAATGGGTGGTGATCATATTCAAATATCGGGTGATGAAAAAGCAGTTAATGATTTAATTCAAAAATATGTAGGTGAACAAAAAGAATCAACCATTGGATATGGTAAAGCCATGGTTAAAAAGCAAAGAGATCAAAAGAAAGCCATGATCTCTACGAAAGATAAAAATACGCTTGGCAAATTAGCAGCGCTAATGGCCAAACAGCCAAAGAGGAAAACATAAAATGCCATTAAAAGTGTCAGACGGTATTGAGGCTTGGATTGACGATTTTAGAAAATCTGATGCCCCACAGTTTAAAGGAAAAAATAAAGAAGAGCGTAGAGATATGGCTGTTGCTGCTTATCTTTCTGCTAAACGCGGACCCCTTAAAGACGAAAAGGTTCGTCAAGAAGCTATGACCGCTAAACAAAAAGCTGAATATGATAGACAAATTGCTGCATTTAAAGCAAAAGGCGGTAAAGTTAAAAAGCTACCACCAGGCAAGGCAGCCGGATATCACGGTAAAGACGATCTAGGTACCGGTATGAAAGGAATGCTTGACAAAGGCGATACTAAAAGTATTGGTACTCGTAAGAAGGCTCGTTCAATGAGAGCTGGTTATGATGCTACTAAAGAATGGCAAGAAATGTATGGAGATGTTATTTTAGAAAATGCTAAGTTAAAAAAGATTAAACAACTTGGTATGCTCGGCTTAGTTGACAGAGGCGATGTACAAAAGCTTATGACTGCTATGAAAGCTATGGATGCTGGTAAAGAAGTTCCAAAGAATCAAAGAGCAGTAATCTTTGATGCGTTTAACAGTTTAATTGATTTGGTTACTGGCGACACTACAGTATTCCAAAAAGCAAAGAAATCTGTAAAAGAAGAAACCATTGATGAAAAAGCACCTAAGGTCAAGTACGCTCTTGTTGGTAAAGATATGAAAATCTATTCGATTGGTAGTGATGAAAGAGACTTAAAACTAGATAAGCGTTCTTTAGAAAAAAGATTCAAAGATGCCGCACCTTTAAAATTAGCAAGACTAAAAACTGCACAGAGTATTGGTGACAAAGTTGATAAGTCTCAACTCAAAGAAGAAGTTGAAAAGGATCCAAACGAATACGATAATGAAGGTGAAATGATGAAAGATCATCTTGATATCATAATGGATGCTGCAGATGAAATCTACGACATAGTAGATGATGATGAAAATTTACCAGAGTGGTGCCAGAATAAAATCACAAAAGGAGCAGATTATATTGATTCAGTTCGTGATTATTTAATGGCACAAGACAGGGATGAACCAGAAGATGCTACAAATGAAGCAATACGTATGGTAAAAGATACAAATGCTTTATCTCGCTATAAAATGATGGTAAATAAAGGACAAGTAGATGACGATGGTATCCGTATGGCAATTGATAATCCAAAGCATCCAGAAGTTAAACGTTTGATGAAAGACAAAAAGTTTAAATCTGCACTAGATCTTTATAAACAAGCATTAGGTATCAAATAATGCAAAGATT